ATGTTACTTACCTCTTATCTGCAACGTGATTTGGGCGTCGTCCTGCTGCGCCCAGGTAGTGGCCTGCTGCACTATTTCAGTGGCCGTGCGCGTCTGCTGATCGCCCCCGAACCTGAGGAGTATAAGCCGCTCCCCTCTGGCCTGTTGCCAGCGGTAAATCAACACCTTTCCGCAGATCCACGGTTATCTTCGTTTCTCCTGCATGAGCGCGTCATTGCCGCCGCAGGGGGCATCAGCTCGCTGCGTGAATGGTTAATGCGTGGGCGAGGATGTCAATGGGCGCATGGCGACGATTACCACCATGATCAGATGGATACCCTCGACTATGGTGGGCGTCCGATCCGGTTGTGTTGGTACCATGAGCATCGTTTGCGGGAGCAATCCTTGCCAGAGCTGGATGTCCTGGCAGCGCAGAACGTCGCCGAGTGGGTCATATACCGCGCACGTACGCATTTCAGGTTTGGTGAGGAACACCAGCTAAGTTTGCCGGAATTGTGCTGGTGGGCGGTTCTGGCGGACGTATCCGATTTGTTGCCTGATGCGGTCGCCCGCGTCTCCCTGCGCCTTCCTCCTGCCCCCCTTCCAGCGGGGACACGGAGAGAGGCCGATATTGTTTGGGATAAAGATCCGCAGGCGATCATCAACGCGTATGTAGATAAGGTTAAGCCTGTGTTGACCGTTGAGGTAGACCCAGAGCCAGCGGCGGGCTTTATGCTGAGGCCAAAACTGACGCGCTGGACGTGCGAGAACTATACCCGGTGGATTAAGACACAGCCCTGCTGCTGTGGTTGCGGCATGCCAGCAGACGACCCGCATCACATTATTGATCACGGGTTGGGGGGCACAGGTACCAAGCCACACGACATTTTCACCCTGCCCCTGACTCGAGCTTGCCATACCAGACTTCATGATGATGTAGCGGCATGGGAGGCCAAGCACGGTAGCCAGCTCTTCCACCTGGTGCATACGTTAGACAGGGTCTTTGGTATTGGGGTGATCAGTACGGCTAAAAAACGCGGGGAAAACTGATGAATACACAGCAGCTTGAATATGTACGCCTGGAGTTAACCCGCGCTTTAGTCGATAGGTCAGGGGGAACCAAAGGACAACTGGAAGCGTTCAGTGAGCACCCGCCCGCGAACAAGATCCACTCCCCACGACAGCCTATCTATAAAGTAGAACTTGAGGGTGAGCGTTGGGTTAATGCTGATAACGCTGCCGTTTATGTGTTGGAAACACGCAGCCGCCGCCGTCCCATGCCGCCGATCAAAGACTTTGAGTTTGCCGCTGCACCGTGGCGTCGTGCTATTAATTTACTCCCTGAGCATGAACAGGCGTGGCTGCGATATTGTTACGGCTTCGATCTGACATTTAGGTATCAAACGTTGATTTGTGAGTCAATCTGGAATGAACATCAAAAGTACTTGCCCAGCGGTCTTCTCCGGAAGACAAAAAAACGCATAATCTCCCTTGTTTGGCTAGCGGTGCAGGAGGTGGCAGCATTACACATGAATGACACCTACAAAGAATATGCCGGCGCATTGCTGGCGACACACCTTGGCGTATCACGCTCTACTTGGTGTGAAATATATGCACTGCATTGGCAGCGGTTAAAACAGGCTGCCGAAGAGTTAGATTCTCATGCACTGCATGAGGTAATAAACAGGAAGCAGGAGCACGTTTTTGAGGAGCTAACCGCCTAACTATTGCAAAACCGAACAAAATAAGCCATATTTAGCGCAATTCTGATATTTTGCTATATTTGTATAAGCCCGCCATCGAGCGGGTTTTTTTGCGCCAGTACGAATACTACAAGTCCCTTCCATGAGGGAGGATCCCTGCTATGAAATGGGCGGCTGGTGGGTGTTAGAGCACTCACCAACCATTCGCCCATGCTCCAGGTCATAAGCGAACCAAGGCCCACCGCTTTAGCGCTAAAGCACAGTGAGCCTATCAGAGACCCGCTTACTGATCCATGAGAAATACTGTAAAAATAACCAGTGTTGAGTTGGTCAACGCTGACTCCCTCAATTTTATCAAAACCTTACCAGATGATTGTATCAATCTGATTGCCACCGATCCGCCGTACTATCGCGTTAAAGCCTTTAAATGGGATAACCAATGGGAAAGCGAGGGGGCATATCTGGCGTGGCTGGATGAACTGCTGGTGGAATTCTGGCGAGTGTTGAAACCTTCCGGCAGTCTGTATATGTTCTGTGGTTCACGACTGGCGGCGGATACCGAAATATTGGTGCGCCAGCGCTTTAACGTCCTGAACCACATCATCTGGGCCAAGCCATCTGGCCCGTGGCGGCGTCAGAACAAAGAGAGCCTGAGAGCGTTCTTCCCGTCAACTGAACGGATTATTTTTGCCGAACACTATGCCGGGCCATTCAGACCCAAAAGTGATGGATATGCGGCAAAATGCGCGGGGCTGAAGCAAAACGTATTCCGCCCTATGATCGATTATTTTCGTTCTGCGCGTGCTTCGCTTGGTGTATCGGCAAAAGAGATTAACGTTGCTACCGGCAAGCAGATGGCCAGCCATTGGTTCAGCGAGAGCCAGTGGCAATTGCCGAACGAAAATCAGTATCTGGCACTGCAACAATTGTTTGCGCGTATCGCAGCCGAGAAGCACCAGGCGGGAAGACTGGAAACGCCACACCATAAACTGGTGAGGCAGTACCACACGCTCAGTCATGAATATCGCGATCTCTGCTTGAAGTTTGAATCACTGCGCCGCCCGTTCTCTGTTTCTATCGACGTTCCCTATACCGATGTGTGGACGTACAAACCAGTCCATTTCTATCCAGGGAAACACCCTTGTGAAAAGCCCACTGACATGCTGAAAGAGATTATCAACGCCAGCAGCAGGCCCGGAGATCTCGTCGCCGATTTTTTTATGGGGTCGGGATCAACGATAAAAGCTGCGATGGCGTTAGGGCACCGTGCAGTGGGTGTGGAGCTTGAGAGCGAACGGTTTAATCAGACCGTCAATGAAGTCCGGGATCTGGCAGGCAAATAATATCGAGGCTGCGCTAATGCGTGGCCTTTTTGTTTCTATCACCGGTCTATCCGGTCAATCCACCAAAGGGTGTTGGGGCTATGCCGGATAAAGAAATCAACCATATATTCTCCAGCCTGTGGGTGGTGTTTATTCTCATCGCGGGCTGGGGTGGGGTCGTAAGGTATCTTATGGATATCAAAAGCAACAAGACAACGTGGAGTTGGGCGGCGGCGCTGGCACAAATCATCGTATCGAGCTTTACGGGGCTGATTGGTGGCATCCTGAGCATGGAAACGGGGTTATCGGTCAACATGGCTTTTGTGGGCGCGGGGTTGAGTGGGGCGATGGGCAGTGTGGCGCTGACCTATTTCTGGGAGCGGATTTTCGGGGGCCTGAATGCAGACAAGTCAAGCCGGTAAAGATCTTATCAGGCAGTATGAAGGTCTGAAGCTGACGGCATACAAATGCAGCGCGGGTAAGGACACTATCGGCTACGGCCACACTCACGGTGTAAAGCCCGGCGATCATATTACTAAAGCCCAGGCAGATGCTTTTTTGGATGAAGATTTGGCCGTGTTCGAGCTGACAATCAACACGGCGATTAAGCGCCCAATGAACCCGCATCAGTTTGATGCAATGGTTGCGCTGGCATTCAACATTGGCGGTGCTGCGTTCGCTGGCTCTACGCTGGTGAAGAAATTCAATACAGGCGATATACAGGGCGCGGCCAAAGAGTTTCCCCGCTGGTGTCACTGTGGCCGCATTGTAATGCCTGGTCTCGTCAAGCGGCGGGCGGCAGAGCGTGAGATGTTTTTGCTATGATCCCCTTCAACTGGAAAGTGGGCCTTGCTGCGCTATCAGGGTGGATAATCGTCATTATGTCTATAGCCACTTGGCATTACCGCGACAACTATCGCCATAGCACTGAGTAAGCAGCATGAAGGGCAGTATCAGTAACGGAATCATTAAATAAAAAAGCCCCAAATGACAAAGGGGCAAGTCTAACAATGTTGGGAGAGATATCTCTCTCGCGGCTGACTATACTTAAGTATAAGACTTAGATCAATTTTTGATCAGCACACTCTTGTCATAACGACAACTTATAGCCTCGGCACAGTCCGGGGCTTTTTTATGCCGTAAATCCTCTCGCCATGCCCGGCGAAAAAAAACCATAGATCCTGTTTAGAAATGACCTTCAGAGGAATGCCAGTATAGCTGGTGAGCTTCTATGGGCTGTCATTTCTGGGCACTGAAGGTCATATCCGAAAGGAAAACACAATGAAAGAACTCCAGCTATTCAATCACCCCGTTCGAGTTAGCGATGAAGGCATGATTTGCCTGACTGATATGTGGCAGATCGCGAAACTTAGAGCCGAATCGGGTGACGATAAGTTTCTTGGTGGGCGCGAAATTAATAGCATCAGGTGTATTAGCTCAGACCTGATCTGACAGTTACCGGTTATTTATACAGGTGTCTGTCAGATTACATCTGGTTTAAATTTTTCTCAGCCCAGATGCGTTTTCCATCAAGTAACGTTTCCATTGGCGTCCGGCCACAGCACATTTTCCCCTGATGGGTTCGCTCATTATTATAGTGAGCCAGCCATTCATCAAGATCCGATTGTAATGTGTCGAGTTCGCCATACAGCTTTTTGCGGAACGCCACCTGATAAAATTCCTGCAATATCGTCCTGTGGAACCGCTCGCAGATGCCGTTCGTCTGTGGTGACGTCGCTTTGGTTTTCGTGTGGTCGATATCATTTATCGTCAGATAAAGCTGGTAATCATGCTGCTCCACTTTGCCACAGTACTCTGTGCCTCTGTCGGTCAGTATTCTCAGCACTGGCAGGCCCTGAGACGCGTAAAATGGCAGCACACGATCATTCGCAGGTCTGCCGCTGTAATCGGCGTTTTGGTGACATACAGCTTGCAGTGCGCGACTTTTGAGTAGGTATCAACGAACGTCTGCTGATAAATGCGTCCGACACCTTTCAGACTACCCACGTAGAACGTGTCCTGAGAGCCCAGATAACCCGGATGAGCGGTTTCAATTTCTCCACAGACCTCGTCATCGCTGGCTTTACGTTCCAGTGCTGCGATCTGGCTGTCAGTCAGTTCGATACCGTCACGGGCCACTTTCTCTTCCAGTGCTTTCAGACGCTTTTTGAAGTTTTCAAGATTGTGGCGTAACCAGACAGAACGAACGCCACTTCCTGAGATGAAAACACCCTTTTTACGCAGTTCATTACTGGTTCGCTGCTGACCATGAGCTGGGAAATCAATGGCATAATTAACCACAGCGTGCTCAGTAGCGTCGTCTGTGCAGTTCTTGAGATTAGGGGCCGGCGACTACGGTTTATCAGCGAATCCACTCCGCCTTCATCAGCCAGTTCGCGATAGCGGTAAAACGTATCACGGGAGACGCCCATGATTTTACAGGCTTTAGATACGTTGCTGAGTTCTTCAGCCAGATTGAGCATACCTGTTTTGTGTTTGATGACGGGATTGGTAGTATGAAGCATGAGAGTTACCTCGTGTTTTGTATAAGGATTCGACACTCATATCAAAACCGGTAACTCTCAACCTTTCAAGGTCATGTGTCAGATCAAGTCGCGACTAATACAACGAAATAAATCGTGACTTCACCTGACAACGTGAGGTGTCAATGTCCAATATCAGCAATCTGGGGGACGCCTACAACTGGAGCGTAGCGAAGATTGCTGAGGCTTTTGGGCTGAACCGTGGCACGGTAAAAAAGCGGCTGCTTGAAGCCAATACGCCGATCGCCGATACGGTGAGAGGCAACCCTGTTTATGCCCTGAAAGATGTGGGGCCGGTGTTATTCGGTGTGAGTCAGCCCGGTGACATCGATGATATTCAAAACCCTGACAAGATGGGGCCGAAAGATCGTAAGGACTGGTATCAATCGGAAAACGAGCGCATCAAGTTGGAGGCGTCACTTAAGCAGCTGCTGCCAGCATCGGATGCACATCGGGAAATGGCGCTGCTTGTAAAGGGGATTTCACAGGTGCTGGAAACCTGGCCGGATAAATTGGAGCGTGACCGCGGCTGGATCCCGGCGCAAATAGCGGAAGCGCAGGATGCTGTTGACGAAATGCGGGAAATGTTGGCTGTGGAAGTCGTGACCATTGAAGAGGAGGAGGATGGCGAGTAACTGCTATGCATCAGCTAGCGCCCTACGTCATGAAGTTGCCGCATTGCTGAGGCCACCGCGCCGCATGCCAGTTGCCGAGGCGGTTGAAAAATATATGCGGGTGCCGATGGGGGCTGGGAGTTCACTACCTTGGGATGCAACGCTCACGCCATACATCATCGAGCCGATGAACTGTCTGGCATCACGTGAGTTTGATGCGGTGGTGTTTGTCGGCCCAGCTCGGACAGGTAAAACGGTGGGACTTATCGATGGCTGGATCGTCTACACCATCGTTTGTGATCCAGCAGACTTTTTGCTAATTCAGATGACCGAAGAGAAAGCCCGCGAGCACTCCAAGAAGCGCCTTGACAGGACGTTTCGGGTTAGCAAGGAAGTCGCGCAGCGCCTCAGTCCCCGAACCAACGACAACAACGTCCACGATAAAACCTTCCGTGCAGGCAACTATCTGAAGATCGGATGGCCCTCGGTCAACATTATGTCATCGTCGGATTATCGGTTTGTGGCCCTGACGGATTATGACCGCTGGCCAGACATTATCGACGGAGAGGGGGACGGATTTTCACTGGCCTCCAAACGTACGACGACATTTATGTCTTCGGGTATGACGCTGGTTGAGAGCTCACCCGGCCGCGAGATCAACGATGTTAAATGGCGTCCGGGTTCGTTGCACGAAGCGCCGCCAACAACGGGTATTTTGTCACTGTATAACCGCGGCGATCGCCGACGCTGGTATTGGCCTTGCCCACATTGCAGCGAGTATTACCAACCGTCTAAATCCAATATGACCGGGTTCCGTGATCATGTGGATCTGGTTGTGGCCAGCGAGGCGGCTTACATGGAGTGCCCTCACTGCGCCGGTCGTATAACGGCGAACCAGAAGCGAGAACTTAACGGTCGCGGGGTGTGGCTGAGGGATGGAGAGAAAATTGGGGCAAACGGCGAACGTTATGACGAACCGCGGCGATCACGTATCGCTTCGTTCTGTATGGAGGGGCCGGCGGCGGCGTACCAAACCTGGGCACAATTAGTCTATAAGTTGCTGACGGCTGAACAGGAATTTGAGGCCACTGACAGCGAGGAAACGCTGAAAGCAATCATCAATACCGACTGGGGATTGCCCTACCGGCCTAAGTCGGCAACAGAACAGCGCAAATCGGATGTACTGATGGCACGGGTGGAAGCCGTTACTAAACGGGCGGTTCCCGATGGCGTCCGTTTTCTGGTGGCAACGGTCGATGTTCAGGGCGGGAAAAATCGGCGGTTTGTCGTTCAAATCATGGGATACGGTGCTCACGGCGAACGCTGGCTGGTGGATCGTTACAACATCAGGCAGTCGATGCGGGTCGATAAAAATGGGGAAAGCTTGCCGATAGATCCGGCCGCCTATCTTGAAGACTGGGAATTATTACGCACAGATGTGCTTGATAAGTGCTGGCCGATGGATCAAAACCCCAGCGTGAAAATGCCTGTATTGGCCATAGCCATTGACTCAGGCGGTGAAGACGGGGTAACCGGTAACGCGTACGAGTTTTGGCGTAAGTGCCGCAGGGAGGGTGTGCATAAGCGCGTTTATCTCTTCAAGGGTGACAGCACCACCCGCAGCAAGTTAATCAGTAAAACCTTCCCTGATAACACTGAACGTTCAAATCGGCGAGCACAGGCGCGCGGGGATGTACCGCTATACCTTCTGCAAACCAACGCCCTCAAAGATCGCATCAACAACGCGCTGCTGCGAAATACGCCAGGGCCTAATTATGTGCATTTCCCCGACTGGATCGGTGAATGGTTTTATGACGAGCTGACGTATGAAGAGCGCATAAGTGATGGGAAGTGGAAGAAGCCGGGCCGCGGTGCCAACGAGGCATTTGACTTGATGGTCTATGCTCAGGCGCTGGTGATTTTACGTGGCTACGAGAAGATAAAATGGGAAAAACCGCCTCCCTGGGCGCAACCTGTTGAGTCCTCTGAGCCGCTTCCAGCCGTTACCCGCAAAAAAACCGCAGCAAAAACAGCAGAAAAAGAAAGCATTAAAGCTGTAGGGCAACCTTCAGCCTGGGTACCTGTTAACTCATCAGGAGGGTGGCTATGAATCAGGCCGATATCGAAAACATGATCCAAAGCTACATGGATGCGGAAAAGGCCGTTCTTGAAGGAAAGTCGATCATGTTTAACGGCCAGTCAATGACGATGGAAAGCCTCTCAGAAATCCGTAAGGGGCGGGCCTATTGGGAGCGTCGGCTCAGTGAGCTGCAGGCGGCCCGTAAGGGCCGACCGATGTACAAGGTGGCGAGGTTTCCATGAGTTTAATCGATGAGATGATTGGCTTATTTTCCCCCGCATGGCAAGCGCAACGGATGCATGCACGCTACAAAGTTGCTGCCTACGAGGCTGCGATGCCGACAAGAACCCATAAAGCCCGCCGGGAAAACCGCAACGCTAATCAGTTGACGCAGTTTGGTGGGCGCTCCTTGCGCGAGCAGGCGCGTTGGCTGGATAACAACCACGATCTGGTTATCGGTTTGCTGGACAAAATAGAGGAGCGTATTGTTGGCGCGCGCGGGATCATCGTTGAGCCACAGCCGTTGCTGAGAACGGGGGAGGTGGCGGATGATCTGGCCAAGGATATTCGTTCAGCTTGGGCGGAATGGTCTGTGGCACCAGAAGTCACCGGGCAGTATACCCGACCGGTGATGGAACGGTTATTGGCTCGTACCTGGCTGAGAGACGGCGAAGTGTTCTGTCAGATGGTTAAGGGAACCGTAGACGACCTCACACCTCAGGGTGGTGTGCCATTCTGGCTGGAAGCCTTGGAGTCTGATTTTGTACCGTTGGATAGCACTGACAGTGGTGCGGCTCTTTGTCAGGGCATTTTCCTTAATGACTGGGGGTGGCCAAAAAAATATCAGGTTTACAAATCTCTGATCACGTCAGGCATTGCGCTGGGAAATATCAAAGAGATTGATGCGGAAAACATGCTGCACCTGAAGTTTGTACGACGCCTGCACCAAGTCCGTGGAAACAGTCTGCTCTCCGGCATTCTGATCCGCCTGAGCGCGTTAAAAGACTATGAAGACGCTGAGCTGACGGCGGCGCGTATTGCTGCTTCTTTGGGAATGTACGTCAAAAAGGGTGACGGCCAGTCATATCCTGATGATCCGTCAGAAGACGAACGGGAACTGGATATCGTGCCTGGCATACTCTTTGATGGCCTGCAACCTGGGGAAGAAGTCGGCATGATCAAGTCCGATCGGCCAAACCCCAATCTGGAAAACTTTCGTAATGGCCAGCTGCGTGCGGTGTCTGTCGGGAGCCGCGGCAGTTATTCCAGCATTGCACGCGACTACCAGGACTCGTTTGTGGCGGCCATATCACGGCCGAACTATCGCAACTGGTTACAGATGGCAATCACCACCGATGTGATAAAAAAACCGGTTGATCTTGATGAAAGGTCACTTTTCAACGCCGTTTATAGCGGGCCGGTGATGCCGTGGATTGATCCGCTGAAAGAGGCAAATGGCTGGAAAGTGCAGGTGCGCGGCGGGGCGGCAACAGAGAGCGATTGGATCCGTTCGCGCGGTGCCAACCCGGCTGAAGTTAAACGCCGGCGCAAGGCTGAAATTGACGAAAACAACAAGCTGGGGCTGGTGTTTGATACCGATCCCGCCAACGACAAAGGAGGCACCAGTGCCAAAGCAACCAAACAGGGCGAATCGTCGTCCCAAAGCGAACGCCGGAAGAAATAACGCCTGGTTTCGCATGCAGGCCAAGGTCAACAGCACCGCTGATATCTACATCTATGACGAGATCGGCTACTGGGGGATCACTGCAAGGCAATTTGTTAACGATCTGCAGGCATTGGGGGACATTACCCAGATCAACCCGCACATCAACTCACCGGGGGGGGGGATGTTTTTGACGGCATCGCCATCTTTAATGCCTTGCGCAATCATGGCGCATCGATCACGGTTTACATTGATGGCCTGGCGGCGTCGATGGCGTCAGTTATCGCAATGGTTGGCAATCCCGTCATCATGCCTGAAAACACCATGATGATGATCCACAAACCTTGGGGAGTATCCGGGGGCGATGCCAACGATATGCGCGACTATGCGGATTTGTTGGATAAGCTTGAAAACGTATTGATCCCGGCGTATGCCGCCAAAACGGGAAAAACGGCGGATGAGATTGCCGCCATGCTTGATGATGAAACCTGGATGGACGGTAAAGAATGCCTCGCTTTGGGTTTTGCAGATCAGGTCACTCCCTCTCTGCAGGCTATGGCCTGTATTCATTCAAAACGCTTTGAGGACTTTGAAAAAATGCCAAACTCTATTCGTAGCCTGGTCACCCCTCCACGTAACAGCAGCAACGCGGTGGCGGCCCTACAGCAACAGCCTACGCAACAGGCCGCGCCCGTTAATTCTGATGTTATCCGCGCGCAGGTGATCGCCGAACAAAAGGCACGTGTCACCGAGATCAATAATTTGTTCGTCATGTTTGGTGGCAAGCACCAGACATTGCGGGCGGAATGCATTGCCGATGTGGATTGCTCCGTCTCGGTGGCAAAAGACAAACTACTGGCCGCGTTGGGTAAAGACACCACCCCGTCAGATAAACATCAGTCTGGCCTGCATGGCCATGTCGGCAACGGGAACATCGTTGGTGACAGCATTCGTCAGATGCTGATGGCGCGCGCCGGCTACGAAAAGCACGACAACAGCAACGCTTATAACGGTATGACGCTGCGTGAATTGGCGCGTATGTCCCTGACTGAACGCGGCATCGGTGTTGCGGCCTATAACCCAGTGCAAATGGTCGGTTTGGCGCTAACACACAGCACGTCTGACTTCGGCAATGTTCTGCTGGATGTGGCGAATAAGTCGATTCTTCAGGGATGGGATGACGCTGCCGAAACGTTTGAAGAGTGGACGAAGAAAGGCCAGCTTTCCGACTTTAAAACTGCAACTCGCGTGGGGCTGGGTGGTTTCCCGTCGCTTCGCCAGGTGCGTGAAGGTGCCGAGTACAAGTACGTTACCACCGGCGATCGCGGTGAGAATATTGCGCTAGCGACCTATGGCGAGATTTTCTCTATTACCCGTCAGGCCATCATCAACGACGATCTCAACCAACTGACGGATGTGCCGATGAAGATGGGCCGCGCGGCAAAAGCAACGATCGGCGATTTGGTCTATGCCGTTCTGGTAGACAATAAAGCCATGTCGGACGGTAAAAAGCTGTTTAGCGCCGACCATAAAAACATGACCACCGGCGTCATTGACGTCGCCAATCTGGATAAAGCCCGTCAGTTGATGCGCACACAGAAAGAACCTACCACCGACCGCTCGCTGAATATTCGCCCTGCATTTCTGCTGGTACCGACTGCACTGGAGACGGTTGCGAACCAGACTGTCAAGTCTGCCAGCGTGAAAGGGGCTGATATCAATGCCGGCATCATCAACCCGATCCAGAACTTCGCCTCGGTGATTGGTGAGCCGCGCCTCGATGATGCTGATCCGTTGGCCTGGTATCTGGCTTCTGCCAAGGGCAGTGACACCATCGAGGTTGCTTACCTCAATGGTGTTGATACGCCGTACATCGACCAGAGGGAAGGCTTTAATACCGACAATACCGACGGCATTGCCACCAAGGTGCGTATTGACGCTGGCGTGGCGCCAGTTGATCACCGCGGGCTGACGTACTCGTCCGGCAAATAAGCCTGAATAGCAAAACCCAATGGCCCTGACGGTTTTTTTTATATCTGAAATCCGGCCCCCTTTGGGGGCTGTAGGGAGAGTTTCAAGTGGCTAAGAATTTCGTGCAGAACGGTAACACCATCGCAATCACAGCGGGTGCGGCAACGATTACCAGCGGCGATCCTGTAGTCGTGGGCGATCTGGTTGCCGTGGCAATGACTGATATCGCACCCGGCCACACCGGTGATGGTTTCGTTTTCGGGGTATTTCAACTGCCTAAATTGGCGGCGGATACAATCCCGGTCGGCAAAAAGGTGTTCATCAAAGATGGCGTGGTGCAGTTGGCGGCCACGGATGCTGTGGCTGTCGGCTATGCCTGGGAAGCCGCGGTAAAAGACGTCACTGTGGTTGCGGTAAAACTCAATGGCTAACCCGTTTGACAGAATAGCCGCGCGGATGGATAGCGTCACGCAATCCCGGTTCGGCAAGCCTGTCACGCTGAACGGCGTCCCTCATGTTGTCGTGGAGGCGCATTTTTTACCCGAATTGCAGGCGGTCAGCGGGGATGGGATCTCGTTGGTGGTATTCACCGTGGGATACCGACCCCGGCGTAATGATCCGGTGGAGTTCAACGGTAAAACACCTACATCGTGACGCGTTATCAGCAGTTGAATGGTAAGCCTCACATCTGGATCGAATAGGGAGTGACGATGAAAGGCATCGAGCAGGCCATTCGTAATCTGAACACCCTCAGCAAATCTATGGTACCGCGCGCTGAAGGCGGGGCTGTCTCATACCACGTCTTAATCGCTTCGTCGTCCAGCCAGAAAGTCATGGAGCCGCGGTTGATAAGCGCTTTGTTGTAGGTGTGCCAGCTGGTGATTCTGAACTTCTGCTTAGCCACGGGACTGCCTGCGTTGTCAGGAAATGCGTGATCTGATCCTTCAACTCAGCAAAAGTTCGATTTATTCAACAAAGCCGCCGACACGTAGAACAATCCAACATATTTCTGTTACCGGGAACAGCGTTAATCGAACCACCTTTTTCCTGCCTTGATACAGCAGTCACTTTGGCAAGGCAATTTATACTTATGCTAATGCTGGATTTTGGCCAGGTCATCGGCGGTCAACCCCGTCATCTTCATGACCAGGTTACGATCAAGACCGTTGGTCAGCATTGTGCGGGCAACGGCAAGCTTGCCTTCTTGACGGCCTCTAGCTTCGCCAAGTTGAATGCCTTCCTGGCGACCTTCCTGGCGACCTTCCTGACGGCCTTTCTCAATCCCTTTAAGTTCAAGTTTTTGTGCAACGGTCATAAGCACCTCCTCATGTTGTGGCGCACGACGCGCCAGTTCGCGGATAAACGTCTCCGGGGCTGCCGTGTCACCAACCTGTAGCATGTAATTCATCAATGATGTCAGTTGCTCCTGCGTAGTATATCCGGCCAGCAGCAACGTGACCAGTTGTTCCAGCAGGTCAGCCAGGTCGCGCTGACGGATGTGTTTCTGTAAAAGCTCCAGGATGGCCATACGGCGGTGCTGCATGATTTGCTCATCCGGGATGACTGTGACATCGACCAGGGGAAACTCTCCCGCATAAAGCTGTGTGGCCAGTTCAGGGTCACCAAACTCATCCAGCCAGCGCATCGAGTACGGATAAGGCGTCACCTGACCGTGATAGAACAACAGTGGAACCACCAGAGGCAGCTGCTCGTTACCCGCATCAAGATGGCGTTGCATCGCCGCGATACTGTATCGCATCAACCTAAAGGCCATATTCTTATCAGGGGAACTTTGGTGCTCGATAAGGCAATAGACAAAGCCGATACCCTTCCCCGCCTTGAGTGAATAGAGCACATCGGAATAATAAGCACGCAAATCTTCTTCAACAAAGCTGCCCGATTCCAGCTTTAACGTACTCAAGTCACAGTGTGTGAGCACTGCCGGCGGCAAATGCAATTGCAGGAAGTCACGCGCTGTTTCTGGATGGGTCAGAAACTGCTTGAACACGGCGTCATGGGGAATGGGGGTCGTTTTGCTCATCAGTTACCTGCTTCGGGTGACGATGGCCTGGGCGAACAGGCGCCCTGACGGGTAAAGCACCAGGCTGCTCTCGATATTATAGACCTGGCCGGTACGTTTGGTGGCTTCGTGCATGGCGGGTACCAGCAGGCGGCGGGCGCGTTTTTTCAGACTGTTGACGTCCTGGACAAGTTGTCCGGCGGCATAGTCGGGGGAGAGTGGCTCCGAGTGGGTATGGGACATGCCGGGCTTGGGCTGCGCCATCATGGCGACGGTATGAGCAAACGCCTCGGTGTCGATATCGATAATCTCGTCTTCAGTACGCTCTGGCTGGACAGGGTGGTCGGTCATCAATTTTTCAGCTGGCGGGGTAATGTGACCAAAGTATCGCATAGTCCGTGCCATTGAGCACCTGTGAGTAACCATCATTGCGCAAAACCCAGCGCATCACTGAAGGACAACGGCCTCCTGGGCATGCCCACTTCCTCCATCCAAACTGACCCCTTATACACTGGTTTTGCAACATATCTGTGGATAATCTCGCCGGTATATGCCCTGGACTTAAGTGCAGCTTACGCCCGGTTGCGCAATATTATACTGCTTATACGTACAGTATAATATTAATGCTTAAGTAAAATTCTGACCAGGAAAGTATACATTGTGAGCAACACCTCCCAGACCATCACCGCGATGACCCTCCCCACCACGCCAGCAGTTCAGCGACCCGGCGTTCATCCAGGGAAAACAGCCTCCACTCCTCAGCGCCAGACAGGGGTCAGACTCTATGATACCGGTATCGCCTGTGGCTTCCCCTCGCCCGCTCAGGACTACCTGGAGCAACGTCTGTCACTGGATGATATCTGCATCCGTTTCCCGGAAAGCACCTACCTGGTGCGAGCCGAAGGCCATTCAATGCGGGACGCTGGTATTCTCGACAGCGACCTGCTGGTCGTTGAGTGCTGTTACCCGGCACGGCACGGCGACATCGTCATTGCGACGGTCGATGGCGCATTCACCTGCAAACGCCTGCAATTGCATCCCCACCCGTTACTGCTGCCGGCCAACCCAGCCTTTGCGCCCATCGAAGTGGATAATGAGGACATGGAGACGGTCATCTTTGGTGTGGTTCGCTACGCTATCCACACGCTTTGACCCTTGCCAACGCCTGTTAAGCCATGTTTGCCCTGGTTGACGTCAACAGCTTTTATGCCTCTTGCGAGACGGTGTTTCGACCTGACCTGCGCGGTAAGCCCGTGGTGGTACTGTCGAACAACGACGGATGCGTGGTGGCACGCAGTCAGGAGGCCAAAGCCCTTGGCATAAAAATGGGCGTACCCTGGTTCAAGGTAAGAGCGGAGGCTGAAAAGAAACACTGTATTGCCTTCTCCAGTAATTACGCCTACTACGCCGACATGAGCCACCGGGTAATGACCCTATTGGCCCAACTGACGCCGCGCGTTGAGGTCTATTCCATTGACGAGGCATTTTGTGACCTGACCGGCCTGCCACTCACCACACTGGAACCCCTGGGAAAACAGCTCCGTGAAACGGTACGCCGCTGCACGCATCTGACCGTTGGCGTGGGCATCGCTCCAACCAAAACGTTGGCCAAACTGGCCAACCATGCCGCCAAGACCTGGCGAAAGACCGGGGGTGTTGTTGACCTGAGTGCCACCGCAAGACAGCGACGCCTGATGGCACACGTGCCGGTCACGGAAGTGTGGGGAGTCGGGCATCGCATCGCCAGGCATCTGTCGATGATGGGGATAACCACGGCGCTACAACTGGCGGACTTGCCCCCGGCCATGGCCCGTCGCCGATTCTCGGTGGTACTGGAGCGCACGGTGCGTGAGTTGAACGGCATCGCCTGCCTGTCCCTCGAGGAATTTGCCACACCGAAAGAGCAGATAGTCTGTTCGCGCTCGTTCGGTAAAAAACAACTGACCTTGATAGCGTCAGTCAGGCAATCTGTGCCCACGCCGAACGGGCAGCGAAAAAACTGCGCGGCGAACGTCAGTATTGCCGACATGTATCGGTATTCGTGGCAACCAGCCCATTCACGGTGGGTGAAACCGGCTACAGCAACCAGGCCACGAACCGGCTGACGACACCCACCCAGGACAGCAGGGATATCATCCGCGCTGCCCGTCAGGCACTGGAGCGCATTTTCAGGCCAGGGCATCGTTACCACCGGTGCGGTGTCATGCTCGGTGAGTTCACCTGCTCGGGGGTGACCCAGTATGGTCTGTTCGACGATACCCCACCACGCCCGCACAGCGAACGCCTGATGCAACTGCTCGACAGCCTTAATCAGCGAGGCCGGACAATCTGGTTTGGGGGTCAGGGCATGCCCGAACGACCAGAGACCCGGAAGATGCAACGAAAATGGCTGTCACCAGCCTACACCACGCGCCTGCAAGATACTCCTGTCGTTAAATCTTAATTTTTGTATGTCTATGTAATAATACCTGTAAAGTTTATATCAGTCTTAATTATTTATTTTTTCGAAAGGGCCTCTAATTTATCATTGGTTTTTTCTTTAATGCGCTCTTTCATGTCATCATAATTAAATAAACCCATCTCTTTTACTTCATTAATATTACCCACCATCTGAAGGAGTATTGTAGATGCACAGGCTGTTTTAAGCACATTATCCATAAGCAT